ATACGCCCGTATTTTTCTGATGAGTCCATTTTTTCTGTTTTAATAACAACAGTCTTAGATGCATCAATTGCTTTCTTTAAATACTCTTTAGATTCAAGGCCAAGCGCTTTTTCCATTTTGTCTGTGGTACGGCTTTCAGGAGTATCTATTCCCGCCAACCTAACTCGTGAGCTAAATGAGATATCAAATCCAAGATCAATATCTACATCGATGGTATCTCCGTCTACAACCTTTGTAACCTTTTTAACGTAGTACTCAAACATTACTTAGCCTTCTTAGTTGGCGCTTTCTTAGCCACCTTCTTGACTGGTGCCTTTTTAGCTGTCTTTTTTGCAGGAGCCTTCTTGGCTACCTTCTTTGCTGGAGCTTTCTTGGCAGCCTTCTTGGCTGGTGCTAAAATCTCATCTATGTTTACAGAATAGACATCTTCTTTAACTCCAAAAAAATCCTTAAGCTTTTTTAAAACGTTCATCTTGTTCTCCTTATTTTTTGTACTGCATATGATTAGTATAGCATTTTTTTATTTGAGCGGATGATGAGAATCGAACTCACCCCTTCTGCTTGGAAGGCAGAGGCACTACCAATATGCAACATCCGCATTGTGCCCTCGGCAGGAATCGAACCTGCGACGCAGACCTTAGAAGAGTCTCGCTCTATCCCCTGAGCTACGAAGGCATAGACTAATCATTTGGAATATCTTGATCCAGATCCATTTCAATCAATCCCATTTCTTTTGCAAGCTTTTGGCCCTCTGGGCTTAAGCTAATAATTGCTTCTAAATCTTCATTGTACTCAATATGGGCAAGACCTTTTTCATACAAATCCATTAAAGACTTATCTACATAGTCTATATGTGATTGCCAAAGCTCTGGAGCTAATTCTTTTGCACTATCACTAATTGAATAAATTATTTCTCCGTTTTCATCAACACCTTCAAAACTTACGGCACCTATTTCTAAGTAGTATGCAAGCCTTGCATCATTTGCTTCGTCTTCTGTCATATTGTCTCCCTGTGCAACAAGTAGGACTTGAACCTACGATTACCGAATTATGAGTTCGGGGCTTTAACCAACTAAGCTATTGTTGCTTAGAAGTCTATTATAACGTGCCGTCTTCATTTTTGTCAATAGTTGCTTCAACTATTTGCTGAACATAATCTGAAAAATGTTTTCTAATATTTCCCATTGGTCTGTGACCAGCGAGTTTCCATATTCTTTTATACTCAATTACATTAGAGAATGTAGTTGGGCAAAGAACTATTCCATTATATTCTTTTAATACAGTAGGTAGTGGTACGTGTTTTCCACAGCACTTACATTCTTTTGCTTTTTCTTGATACGTGCTCATATTATTTGCATCCTGTCCATTGCGTCTTTTAAATTTTCTGGCATTCTTGGAGCCCTAATCATATTATAAGAATTTGTTTCTCCGTCTGCCTCTGTTCCAAAATCATTGTCGTAACTCATTGACTCATAGGTGTGTATATTAACTTCTTGATTAGAATCAAATTTGCTCCTGCTTATTGAATTATAAATTGATCCGCACACTGCGTCCGCTAAATCCTTAGAGCCTTTTCTTGGGTGGTCAACCTTGTCTCTCATAATTCTAAGCTGGCATAGCTCGTCTATAAGCAATGGTATGTGTGGTCCGACTACTCTTTCTTCGGCAACAACCATTGCCATATCATCGTAATGTTTTTTAGCGACAGACAGAATTTCTGTATTGATGCCGTATTGTTTTAGTTGTTGCATCATATCATGTGAATTCCATCTGTCAAAGGTACATACACGAATTTTAAATCCTCTTGTTTTTAATGAAAGAATATAGTCTTTAACTTCTGTAAAGTCTACAGACTTATCTTTTGTTGGTGTCCAAAATCTTACTGCATCTATTTCAATAATTGGTGCAGGCTGTGAATAGGTATCTGTTACTTTTATGTTAACCCATTTGTTAACGTGAGCCATTGCAACTGCACAGTGGTCATGTTTTTGAGCAAGGTCAACGTGTATAAAGTATTCTTTATCTGGATCTGGTATAAACCATTCTTCTAATCTACCAAAGTTATCTACTGCTAGGTGGGCTTTATTAAAAGCCTTCTCAACCTTTTCTCTTGACTTAAAGAATGCATCAACTGCATCAGGTGGCATACATGCAAAACGTGATAAAGCGTCCATAGGGTTTGTAAAAAATGCAACCTTAAAGTCATCAATCTTTCTTACTGGATTAACTTCCCAAGTTGGTCTCTTTAAAGCGTATACTCTAGGAATTTTATATGAAAGGATATGGTCTTCCTCCCATTGAATCTCAAACTCATTTCCTACTGTTCCATCTGGTAGATCTTCATCCATCTTAAACCGATGATCACGAACAACTGTTTCAACGTCAGCTACGACGGCATTGTATCTTTGCTGAATATAATCGTTTTTGTATCTGGGGAATGAAAGCAAAATAACTTTGCCGAAGTCTGGAAAACGAGAGTCTACTGATGCACGATACATGTCATATATAGCCGCACCTGTTTTTGCTTGGTCGTGCCCTGTTGTATTTTCAATTGCAAAGCCAGAAATCTCATCTAGAATAACAACGATAACGTTATATCCTTCCCAGGCTTCACGCTCTGAGTGGCCTGAGTGTACTGTTATTGCTTTATCAAACTTAACTTCTGCTGCTTTGTCTGTGTATCTTCCTGCAAACCAAGGGGACTTTTCAATTCTTGTTTTAAATCCTTTAAAGAATACGTTGCTTGCCTGCTGAGAGTTAATAGCAATATTAATGATATCAATGCTATCTCCTGGAGGCTTTCCGTAATATGTGGCTGGGTCTTTTAAGCACAATAATAAATATACTATATAGGCAACTGCAATTGTTGAGCAGTAATCTTTTCCTGAACCTTTGCCAAGCTGAGCAACTACTTCATTTGCAGTTTGTTTAAATCTTATTCTTCCTTCTTCTTCTCCAAATAATTTGATAAGGGTTGAATCTTTATAAATTTGCGAGCTTTTTTCGATAAGCGTGTACTGATAGTCGGAAAGTTCTGGAAGCCCAAGGTATTCTGGACTTCTAACAAACGTTTTAAGATCGACTGGTTTTTCATCGAACTCCTCTCCATCAAGCATGTCGATAAGGTCGGTAAACTCAAACGACATCGGCTTCCTCTACTGGGACTGACTCGATTACTCCAGTTATTTGGGATAATCTCTTTGCAACTTCCATCTTACACTTAGGGCATGTTGATGTAGTTTCTTTTAAAATCTTAACAAGAATGTCTTGCTTGCGTTCTGTTTCTGCAATTTGAGATGCAATTTCATTATTTTCAAGGACGCCAATTGATTGAAGCATTGCAATTCTTTTAGTCTCTATGTCTGCAATAAGCTTTAGTGAACCAGATTTGACTGCTAACTGTCCAGATTGATCTGCATCTTCTACAGTCTTCCACGCTTCTTTAATAAGCATGGCATAGTGTTGATCCGCCCCTGAGATGGCTTCTCGGGCACGATCTCTGATGTTGCTATCATTATGTACAACGTCTTTCCAGTCATCGATTAGCTCAAGGACTTCCTTGCGCTGTATTCCTGTAATTGTGGAAATCTGTGTGGGTGTGCTTCCTTTTAGAAGTTCTTCAACTACCCTATTCATTCTGTCAAAACGTTCTGACAATTCTATTTCGCTCATTAATACAGTATACTTTCAGTCGACTAAAATGTCAATCAGAATTAGCCCTGGCAATCTTATATAGGACTAAATATCCAATTAAATCATCAATATCATTGTCTCCAGCATATCCTTGGTTATTCTTTACCCTATTTAATTTATCATCAATACGAACTTTTAATTGCTCTGTTGAGTCCGCCGTTGAAAATATTCTTGCTGGCTCAAGGGCAGAGTTGCCGTACGAGATATTCTTTTCAATTAACATATGTGCAATTTCATGGCATGCTCCCCAGATCTTATTACCTGCTGGTGCACCTACTGATCTTAAATATAAATCACTGCAATTAAAATTGTTGACATCCTCAAATACCGCCTTTAGCATCATCTTCTCCTAATTAATTGAAACTGTTCTAGATATCTCTGTATGGTCATAGCAGAGACTTTACATTCATCGGCAATTTCAGTTACCGTTTTCTTTTGAACCACATATCTTCTATGTAGCCAATCTTTACTTTGATATAACTTCATCGCTCTGTTAGTACTTTGTTAGCATAATGTGCAATACCAAAGCTATCTGCAACGTCAAAATCCACCACATTTAAATTATACTTCCTGTTAAAGTAGTCAGCAGTTCTCTGCTTTCTCATGTTCCTTAATTTGTTTTGATACCAGGAGTCGGCATAGCCTGGGTTAAGTGCTCTTATTGCCTGCTTCTCTTCTTTCGTTGGGTTCCTATTGCCGATGTATGCCTGCCAAGAGGATGGGGCTATTGTAATAACCTTTGCTCCAGTAGACATCAATTCTGCTATAACTACTCCATAAACATATGATAGTTTAATTACAGCATCTGCTGATTTTACAAACACAGCACCTTCAACGACAATATAGTCTGATCTTAACTCTTCAAGCATTGAATGCATTTTATTCTTTGCATCGTGTATCTTTTCATATATATCAAGGCCACGCAGTTCAATCTTGCCCCACTTTAATGGGACATCATTTTCCATCAAGCAAAAAGCAATAGAGTTTGTTGAAGCATCTATGCCAAGAACTCTATCTGCTTGTGTCTTTTTTAAACTAGCTAGCGTCATCAATCATCCTAAATAATTTATTTTTAATATCTATATTAATGCTTTTCTCACAAGTTGAGCATAGCATTGAATTGTTATACCTGCTTAACTGAGCTTTACATTTTGAGCAAGGCCTTGCAGCACCGCCCCTAATGGCTTTCTTTTCGTAATACTTTTCCATAATTCTTCTGTTGGTTGCAACACGGCAACACTCATCTGTACAGTATTTTTGATTGTGCGTCTTAGGCACAAAATCTTTTTTACATTCAGAGTTAGCGCAAATCATATATTAGATACCGAAAACAAATCAATTTCAACAGTGCCTACAGGTCCACCCTTTGCGTAGCACTCCTTCTTAACTGGGCAGTAAGTACAAGGCATCTTTGATTTAGTAGCACCTTCAGGTCTTTTTGGAAGATCCCCATCTTTAAAATTATCCCAGACTTCGCACATCCAGGCAAAGGTCTCCTCGATAATCCTTGTATTCTTTTCGTTCATAGAAATTGGAATAACTAGGACTTCTTGAGTATTCTTATTCTCATACAGAAAGAATCCTTCTTTAGCATTCTTCAGTTTCATGTAGGTAAGAAGTTGTAGCATGTGGTTGTCTGTAGGCTTCATCTCTGATTGTCTGGCGTCCCACACCTCTTGCTTTGCCGTTTTAATTTCACCAATTACTGTTTCGCCATCGTACTCCATAATAAGATCTATAAAGCCTCTGATTGGTGGATACTCATTAATAATTTCTTCTTCTTCCGCTCTCCACTCTGGCATAGTAGAAATAAGCTTCTGTAGTCGCTCATGCGCCTGAGTTCCCTGTGCCATATTAGCAACAGCAACTGCATCGTTATCATCAATAAAGACTGCGCCAGAAAATGCCATGTACCAGTATCTAGGACACTTACCATGACCATAACCTAACGAACTTGGACTAAACGACTTCTTGGTCATCTCTCCGTCTGCTCGTTTAGTATTACGATATGACTCATCAAGTAACTGAGCAAACAACTCAGGATCAAAAAACTTTCCTGTGTGCTTTTTAAATTTAAGGTTTCTTACAATTTCTCTAGCCATTTATGAGTTATACCTAACGACATACTTAAGTGCATCTACAAGTTTGTCTATGGACTCTTTTACTGAATAATACACGTTCTTTTTATTGTTATTTACTGTGCCCGCTTTATCCTTAGCAATAGTTGAATAGATAGAAGACATTACTGCAAACTTAGTTGACATAGCCTGTAGTTCCATAATAAGCATAGGAGCCTTTGCCGAAGGCACATCGGGGTTCATAAGAAGCTTTACAACAATAGCCAAAGTTTTATCTAAGTGCTCATCCTTCATAAACTCATGAAGATCATTGAACTCTGTTATGTCGCTGATTAGCTCAAGAGTATTTTTATCTTGCGTCATTTTTAATATCCTTATCTAGTTTGTCTATAAATAAACCCAGTGGGTAGCCGATCAAAAATCCTATTGCAATACCGCAAATTAAAAATAGTTCCACTAGTGGTTCTCCTCATAAAACTGGATCAGCTCTTCAAGAACTGACCACTCAATAATGCCTAGTCTAACCTTAGACTCTGCCCCAATAATAATCTTTAATGCTGGATGCATATCTCTATTTACCTTAAAGGTGTCTGTACAAATCTTTGCCCAGTTATCTTTGTTTAAAGTAAAGGATGTTCCAGCCTCTTTATAATCTACAAGGAATTGCTTCCATTGAGCATCACCTTTCTGGTAATCCCCTCTTCCGCTGTTCTTCTGAGCCTTAGCCCCGTCACGCTTTACTTCTGCTCTCTCTGACATTATCCCACCGAATAAGAATTCTTATGTCCGTCTGGACATTCCCAAGATATCGTTGTAGTAACTGCATCCCAAAAATATTCTGTTGAATCCTTTTCACACTTACTACATGGCTTTGATCCGCCTATTTTCTCAAGCTCTGGAGAAAAGATACGCTCTGGTTGATTAAGAAACTCATTAATGTTTGGCATTTATCTCGCCTATTAATTTGTCTACAACATCTGGATTTTCCTTTAAATACGCTACAGCCTTTGCACGTCCTTGAAAACGTTCTCCATTTACTGTATACCATGCTCCACCCTTTTCTACTATGCCGCACATTTCTGCAACGTCTAAAGTTTCTCCAACACTGTCTACACCAAGAACACTCCCTTGGTAGTAGAAGTCGTATTGTCCCGATAAATTTGGGGGGCCGAGCTTGTTGTAATCAACAATCCAGTTAACTGGCCTGCCAACTCTTTGTTCAATAATTTTGTCGCCAACTTTAATGCCAGCTTTGATAGCATTAGCCTCAGCTTCAGAAGACCAGAGTTTGATAACTGTGGAAGAGAAGAACTTGACAGCCATGCCGCCCGTGGGGATGTGACTAGCATGCATAGATCCAAACTGATTTCGTTGTTGTGAGATGAGAACAAGTAGTGTGTTTTTGTTTGCATAATTTAACATCTTGACTGCGTGGGTCATATCCTTTGCTTCAGCGCCGATTTGCTTTGTATCTTGCAAATCCTTCATTTCATTTCCGTCTTTTTCAAAATAAATAGCAGGAAGTAATGCAGAGATAGAGTCTACAACAATAAGATCAACACCTGCATCCATTAACTTGGTAGCTACATCAACCATATCATTAACGGTTTTTGCAGGAGAGTAAATAAGGGAAGACGAATCTACTCCTAGTTGCTCGGCCCATGACTGATCGTAAGATGCTTCTGCATCAATCCAAGCACAAGTCTTACCTTCTTTTTGTGCAAGAGCAATCATCTGTAGGCAGAAAGAAGATTTACCAGCGGACTTGTTGCCCCATACAAGCACTTGTCTACCGTATCCTAACCCCCCACGTAATGCAAAGTTTAGTCCAATACTTGGAGTAAGTTGTTTTTCAACTTGTACATCCTGTGCAGATTGAACTCTTGCTCTTGTTTTAGGGTCTAGCTTTGCTAATATGTTATCAATATCTACGCTCATTTATACTCTCTCTTTTTTATAGTATAGCATTAAAATAAATTGCCGTGAAGTGCTGGACGCTCCTTGTTTATATTAATTTTCTTTTCTAGAACTTCATCTAGGCTATGTATTAAATCTCCTGAATTTCTCATTGCTGCATAGATATCAAGTAATCTGATAATTACATCTGCCATCTCTTCAACAACTTCTTCTGAACCTTTATTCTTTCTAATTGCCTCAAGCACCTCTGTAACTTCTGAATGAACTAAAGCCAACTTATTCCCAACTTTGTCGTAACTAATTGTTCCATCCCAAAATCCTTTTTCAATTGCAGTTTCGTGTAATATGGCTGCTAGGGCGTCTAGTCCGTATTCCGTAACTAAATTATTCGAAGTCATTAATTAGATCCTTGTTTTCTTGAGTTATATTTGCTTCTTCAATTAGATCTGCATTAAATTCAAAATCACCTGGGCGTGGAAGTCTAAAAATAAAAGATGGTCCATTCTCATCGTAATCTACAATGAGCTCTTTGTCTTTATTTTCCGCTCCTACCAATGTTTTTGTTTCTACTCTAACTTCACCGAGGGTCTCAAGAATTGCAACAAGAACCTTGCTTGCAGTTAGTGAAGCCTGTATTTGATTAATGTCGTGCTGCACTTCTTCTGTCATTTTATTTCCTTTACCATTAAAGTTCCATCATCTAAAGTAGATAGAACAACCTTACATTTCATTCCTTCTCGCATTTTAGCAAGGGACATTTTATACATTGTGGGGAAAGCAATTGCTCTAGTTAATTCTTTTTGTGCGTTTGAAAGAACTATATGGCTCATTGTTTTTCCAGCTTTTGTTACATACGGAGTAAAGTCTACTACAACATACTCGTCTTCGTCAAGATCATATTGCTTTTTATATAAGTAGTCTACAAATGAATTAGAACCAGAGGGATCCATATCGCTAACCTTTACATAACGAGCAATTCTATTATCACCTACAAGGATAAAATACATCTGTCCTGTCTCTATTTGAGTCTGCTCCGTATGGAATAGACCAATAGATCCAGTTTCATCTACTAATTCTATACGTGCCCAACCATTACCACGCTTAATTGATTTAACCATACCAAACATAACAAATGATCCGAGGTCTTCAAACTCTTCAATAGGTCTTGCCTGTGATTTAATGCGTGGTGGAATTCCCTCTAGGTTAAATGTAGGTATACCTAGATACTCGTAGTAACTATCCTTTTCATTTCCGCTTCTAGGATTGTCTGGGAATGCCGCTCCACCGATTGCATTTAAAGCAGAGATAGCACGGCTATTTATTCCGCTACCTTTTTTAGAAGCCTTGTCAATAAACTCTGAGTAAGAAGCAAACGGTCTCTGGTCAATAATTTTGTTTGCAATACTATCTGAAATAAACTTTACTTCTCCGAGACCAAATCTAATCGAGTCTTCCTTTAAAGAAAAGAATACATCAGACTCGTTGATATGTGGAAGCTTAATACTTAACTTTAATCTCTTAGCCTCAATCAGATACTCTGTTCTTTTGTCCTTGTCATTTTCGTTTTTAAGAATCGAAAACATGAACTCAAGTGGATAATAAAACTTAAGCCAAGCAGTATAATAACTAAGCATAGAGTAAGCAACAGCATGGGAGCGGTTAAAAGAATAACCAGCATGCGCTTCAAAAGTATGCCAGAGCGTTTCGGCTTGCTTCTTAGAAATGTGTTTTGAAGCCCCA